GCCGATGCGCCATAAAGATAAATGGTTAGCATCAACACCCATGCCTCGATCACTGATGATCGAACACGGGAGGTACTATAACCCGGAACAACCGGAGTTATGTACCGAGGTCGATGAGATTTGTTTAAAACCTCACCACCTCAGCGTTAAACAGGCACCTTCGTGCTTGTCTTACGCGTCTTGCCCCATCTCAACATTGAAGAGGGGAGCAGACGAAGTAGCTAAGAATGGATGGACCATTCTTGGTTACAAGGATGGTCCAGATAATAATATCGAAGACATCCTAACTATGCAGACAAAGTATACTAGCTCTGACTGTAAAAGTAGCATCGAATCATACATAACAGGTGAATCAGATGCTATCGAATTTCCACGTAACACGTTGCGCGGAGATTCGAACATACATGACTATGACCATGTCAAACTCAAGTATGAAGACCCTTGGCCAATTTGGGCTACAACGGTCTGGAGCTCTCTTGTGGGAAAAGAAATCCCAAAGATAGCGGTGCATTTCGAATCCTCACCGAAGATCGATCTGCCAGCCAGCGGTAAGATACTTAGTAAGTACTTACCTAGCGGGCGCAACGTACACACTTTCGAGTGGGTAAACTGCCAGCTTGAGGAACAACAAATTTTGATCCGCAAAGCTACTCACTGGGGTCGGGAGCTATACCGTATCCATAGAGAGGGATCTGTTAACGAAAAATCGTGGGCAGATCAGCTGATAAGAAAGATCAATGCTTTCTTATCCGGCAAACCAAATCCTTCTTGGAATAAGAAGGATAGGTTGAGGTTTTACGATGCAGATGATATCCGCAACCGGAAAACCAGATCTCACCGCTTCCTTGAAGTGTTGAAATCTTGCGACGGCATATTCTTACAAGAATGGGCCAGTCGCCCAGAGATTATTTGGTCGTGGAAAAAATTCGACCGGACAATCTTAAGAAACCTCAACTTCTTATTGGAAGATGAGTTTCTGGATGGTGAGATGCCAATGTCGGCAATCAAAACCATTACAAACTACGCAAAGCTCAAAAGCTTACGTAATTGTATCAAGCTTGATATGCTTTCAAAGCAAACCAAGCCTGAACGCATCGATTGGGAATCAGTTCCAACCGACATGCGTTACCTCCAAGATATCCATGAGAGTCTTAAAGGGGGTAGGGGCCGTGACCAGGTGCGGAGCATCGGCACAGCCATTCAGAACAGGGGGATGGGAAATCCCCCTCCTCTGATGAAGTTGCAGTCCAAGATGAAATTTCTTGAGACTGTGACATCAAAACCTGTACCGCTGACTGTAACGGACAAGTGTTTGATAAAAGCCGGACTTGAGAAAGCCAGAAAGAGTTTTCCAAGCGGCATTTTCACAGGGCTAAGCACAAAAGCGGCGCTCAGTGTGAAAGCCACGGCGTGTTGGGAAAAGACCCAACACGACGGTGGCACCATTGCTGCCATATCTGAAATAGTGAGAGGAGCAAAGGAAGGCAGGGACTTTGAGATTACAAATCTAGAGACCGGCCTTGCCGA